GGGTCGAGATGGTCATGGCAGCGGGCTGGCCGACGAAGTTAAACCGGGTGTACTTGTACTTGGCATCCAGCAGGACTGCCGCGATGGAGATGAACCCCGGCCAGACGAGGAGCGTTCGTGGCGCGCCGCCCTTGACGAGCCCGCCGGCAGCGCGCGGGTAGAGCAGGTGTCGAACGAACTGGCGCGCCTTGAGAATCGGGTTGGAGCCGAGCGTCCCGGCCTTGAAGTTGGCCGACTCGAAAAACAATTCCAGGTTGAACTTCCTGTTGGTCGTGTTCTCGAATTGGAGCACCTGATGCGACAGGCCGGGCACCTTCTGGCGCGCGTACTCTGCCCCGACCGATTCCTCAAACTCGGTCGGGTTGAATTGCATCCTGAACTCCTTACCCGTGCGGGTGTTGATCAGGACGAGACGCGGGGGCCTGGCGTCAGCGATTGAGGTCATGCTCCGCCCTCCTGCGCGTCAAGCTCCTTGACCATCTTAGCCACGGCCTCGCCTAGTGCGACCCGGTCTAGCTCGACCTTCGTGGCGAGCTTGATATCGGCAGTGACCTTGGTCTGTTGCTTGCCAAGCATGGTCAGTTGGTCAGCGTTCAGATTCGCCACCCCTCCTGCGCCTGCCGCGGCAGCAGTGGCGGGGGGCTGGACGCCGGGTAGGGGCTCGAGAATGGCTAGCGGTGCCTCCTTCGCCGCGGCCTGCCCAGGCGGCGGCTTGGCGCGCTTCGGGTCCACCTTGTCCTGCAAGTCGGACAAGTCCTTGAGGATGTCCTGCTCCACGCCGGATATGAACTTGGCGGCACCAAAGTCCTTGCCGAATATCTTGCCCACCCCATCCATGAGACTGGCGATGGTCTTCACCATGCCCGTGACTGCAACCACAATTAGCTTGACGGCCTCGAGGACGATGCGCACCGCACCCCGCCATGCTTGACTCCAGTTGCCTGCGAGGATGCCTGTAACGATGGAGATGGCCGTGCCAAGTACCGAGCCGAGGATGGTCGCAACGAGGCGGACAATTCCGATGAGGGTAGCGAAGATTCCAAGGACCGCACCCACGACACGCAGCAAGATTCCAAAGCCCCAAGCCACGAACCCGATGGCGCCTGCGACCAGACTTCCAAACGTCTCCCAGACCGAGGTCGAGGACTGAGCGTTCGCATCCTTCCCGGTAATGGCGGTGACGAGTTCCTCGAAGGACTTGCCCACGAGCTTGAAGGACGTCCCCAGCGAATCCCATACCGGCCCCAGCTCCGTCCACGCCTTCGCGAACCCCGCCGCCAGCTCCGTGGCTGCCGCAACCACGCGCAAGATGAGTCCTGCAATCTTGCCCAGGGTCTCGCCCACGCTTTCGCCCGCGCTGCCAAACTGCTCGAATTTCTCCTTGGCCTTGTCAGGTGAGTCGGCCGCACCGAGGAACGCCTGCCCGATTGTGGACAGCGCGGTTTTGATCTCCTTGATGGTGGGCTCTACCTGCTTGATGGCTTCGGTGAAGCCTCGGCCGATGCCCTTAAAAAAGTTCATCACCCGATGCCCGAACAGGAAGACGTCGGTGATGAACCCTTGGAGCGCTGGGTCAGCGTCTAGGAATCGCTGCTTTAGGTCGCCGGTCAGGCGGCCTGTTTTGAACAACGCCATCAGCGACTCCACGGCCAGCGTGATGTCCTCGAACGCCTTGGTGCCGAAGTCGCGTATCCCACCTATGTTGTTTTCCCACGCGACCTTCAACGCAGCCACGAGCAGGATGAGCGGCGCGATGGCTAGACCGATGAGGACGAACGCGATGGCAACAGCCTTGAGCGCGACGAGGAACATGGCCTTTGCCGCGACCAGGCCGGCGACTGTACCCAACACGACCAGCAACCCACCTGCGAAGGTCAGGGCGACGGCTGCCGCGGCAGCCAGCCCGGCGAGGAGCGTTTTGATTGGACCGGGCAGCGACCTGAACGCCTTGACCCCGCGAGTGACGAACACGGCCACGAGCTGGATAATGGGTGCGAGGGCCGCCCCAATGTCGATCATGGCGTTCTGGAAGGAGGTCTTAAGTTTCTTGGTCGCTGGGCCGAGACCCTTGTCCATCTTTTTGAAGGCACCTTCAGTCGCGCCAGCAGAGGACTTCATCTGCTCCATCGCGTCCCTGAACTCCTTGCCTCCTTCGGAGGTGAGCTTGAAGGCCGCGTTGATTCCTCGCACTGACCCGAAGAGTTCAATTAGGGCTTGCTTGTCTCCGCCTGACTTCTGGATGATCTCTTCCATGAACGGGAGCAGGCCGCCGGCTGCCTGAATGCCCGCCATCGAAAAGTCGAGGCCAAGTTTCTTGGCAGCTTCGCTCGCCTGCTCGGAAGGCTTGAGGATGTTGGTCAGGGCGGCGTTCAACCCGGTCACTGCCTGACGGGTCGGCAAACCGCCCTTGGTGAGAGCCGCTGTGGCTGCGCCAATCTCTTCCATGCTCACGCCAACGGCTGCCGCGGTCGGGAGGATGCGGCCGAGGGATGCGCCTAGCTCGTTGGCTGTGGTCTTGCCGAGGCGGACGGTGGTGAACAGGATGTCAGAGGCGCGCGTCGCATCGACCCCCGAGGTTCCATAGTTGGCGACGGCTGAGGTCAGGACATCGACGGATGTGGTGACGTCTGTCACGCCGCCAATGGCGAGCTTGTTGGCAACCGTCAACAGGTCCGTTGCCTTCGCCGCATCGATCACACCTGCGGAGATGGTTTGGTACAGCGCGCCTGCCTGTTCATAGGCGGGCAAGCCAAACTGTTCCGCAAGGTCCATCGTGACCTGTTTCATCTTCTCGGTTGGAAACTCAGCCTCGGAGGTCAGCGTGGTTACCTCCTTGATCTTCTTCCCGAACTTGCCTGCCTCGTGAACAGCGAACCCCAGCCCAGCCCCGAGCGCGAGACCCGCGCCCATCATCCTCGCGCCCGTTGCTCTCAGCTCGTGCCCAGTGTGGCTGAACGCCTTGCCTGACTTCGCCAATTGCTTATCAACGCCCACGACAGACCTGCCCACGCGATTGAACACGCCACTGGCCGTGTCCTTCGCCGTTATCAGCAGACCTAGCCCTAGGTTGTTGAGTGCCACATCACCTCCGACGATAGGCCGCCTTCATGGCTGACGACTCCTTGCCGCGTTGCTCGTCCAGCCATTCGGAATACCACAGCGCCTCACCTACCTCCATGTCCAGCACGTCGGCCCGGGTGAACGTGAACCCGGAACCTCCGTGGGGAGTGTAGCAAAGGAAGGAGATGATCTTCCAGAGCCAGTCCTCCTCGAGGTCTGGGAAGATGCCGTCGCCTACAGGCGGTCGAGGCTTGTCGTGGCGGGTCGTACCTTGCGCGGCATCGGCAGAAAGTACTCCCGACCGAAAGGGAGATTGACCTCTTGGAGCAGGCCGCAGTGAGGGCAGTCCACTTCGATGGTCGTTTCAACCCCGCCATCGGCTGCGTCGAAGGCTTCCATGAGGCCGATGAGGTCCGCCATCTCGAGGTCGTCGAGGAACCGCACCAGCGCTCCTTTCTCCAAGCCCTCGACCTCAATAATGCGCGTGGCTAGCGCTGCCACGATGAGGCGAGTCTCCTGCCCCTCGACCATCCGCGCGCTGCGCTTCTCATGCGCCCCGGTCTGGAGATGGAAGTAGACCTTCTTTCCTGCCATCGCACCGTGCTCCAACACGGCCTCGAACTTGTTTTCGCCTGACGCAATCTTGTCCCGCGACTCGTCAGGGAGCGCCTTGACCGGCAGGTCGGTGAGGTCAATCTCCCACTCGATACGCTTCCCGCAGAGGGTGCGATCCTCGCATTGGAGTGTGAAGGCGTACTCCTTACCGTAGGTGGCAACGCGAATCTGGAGCAGAGTAACGAACCTGTCGCACAGGAGAACCTTCGACCAGTCGAGCTTCCCATTGATGGCATCACCATAGGGGCCAGGCTCAAGGGTCTCCAACCAGCAGTTGGCTAGCACGCGATCCATGCTAGTCCCGTCCCTCGCGTTGTTCTTACTCGCGAGGATGTTCGCTTCCTTCGTCTTCCAGCCGCGCACCATTCCGCGCAGCCCGCTTGGACACACTACCTCTACCTCAGCCATGCCTCACTCTCCCCCGCCTGACGTGTCAGGCGCCTTCGTTGTTAATCAACTGGAATCGGTCGAAGGTCAGGACGACCATCTCGATGACGTTTTCGTCAGCCTCGTTGTCCCACTCGCCAGCAGTGAACTTGGTCGGCCAGCAGTTGTGGAGGCGCCAGCGGCGAAGCACCTTGCCGTCCCTGTCCTGCTGAACCAGATCCACCATCCGCTTGTAGATGGGATCGATGAGGCCGGAATTGGCTGCGACATTCACGACATCCACGAACCAGTCGTAGAGGTCTTGCTCGCGAGTCGCGCCTCGCTCCAAGGTGACGTCAGCAAAGGTGACGCGACCCGGCGACTTGTCCGGGATGAGCGTGCCGCCTTCCGAGTATTCGACCTTGGCGACTTCGGCGGATAGCTCGCTTGCCTTCTGAAAGGCAGCGCGAGCCACTCCGTCAATCTCCACCACGAACTTGAACCTCTTATGGAATGACCGAGGCTTACCAAAGACTGCCATGTCCTACTCCTACGCTGCCGTTTCTTCCTCGAGCGCCCGCGTGTCCTGCGAGAACCTGAGGATGATGTACTCGGCGGGCTTGTTAGTGGCGAGGCCAATTCGGCCGATGAGCTGCCCCGCGAACTGGACGCTGGCAGGGTTGAGGCCGTCGCCGAAGTCTACGAAGAAGGCGGTGGCCGGGTCCTTGGAGCGGAAGGCTCCGTTGTTCATTTGGATGATGAGGAACGCAGTGGCCGACCTATCGACCTGAGCGCGCAATTCCTCGGTGTTGTTCTTGTGGCGAGCGAACTGGAGGCCCGCCTTGATGGATTGCTCGATGAAGATCGCTCCACGACGCTCGGCCACGGTCGGGAAGTTCCCGTTGCCCTTGAGGGTGCGGGCACCGTCGATGTGGCGAGGCGCACCGGGGAACACCGTTAGCGGGTTGATACGCTTCGGGAACACGAGGTCGCGCTTCTCCTCCTTGAGGACTTCGTCAGTCTCGAACCCGACGATGCCCAGAAGTCGCCCGGCCTCGATGCCAGCCGGGGGCAGGTAGACGCCGCCCGACACTGACCCATCGGTGCGCGCGTACACCCCAGCGATGTGCCCCGAAGGTGGGACCGTGATGGTCTCCCCCGTGCCGAACACAGTGGCGTTGGGATTGAGCACCTTGACCTGCGGCCAATAGACGGCGCCAAACTCGGAGGCGTTCAGGAGAGCCGCTGTGGTTTCCACGTAGGTGATGATGCCCGCAGCGTCGTTGCCCAGTGGTGGGTCGAGGACGGCGAACACCTGCTTGTCCCGCGTGGTCTCGCAGTAGGTGAGCATCGCGTTGGCGACGGCAGCCGTGGGCCGGTCGGGGCAGATGAGGAGCGTCAGGTCTTGGACGTCGTCAAACCCGCGGAACCCGGTCTCACCTGCTGCCGCGCCAATGAAGTCCACATCGGCCAGCGAGGTGAGTCCATCGTCGCCACCAGTCAGCGGGCCGAAGGTGCCGGTGGCAGGCAAGTCAAACGGGCTCGCGGTGCCTGCGTCGAGGTCTGTTACCGCGATCAGGTTCGACCCGTTGTCTGCGTCGTTGACCACGGTCTCCACGAAGTTGGAGTCGCCGTCCGTCATGCTCAGGTTGGGGAACACCTCGACGATGACCCCGTCCTCTTCCACGGACAGGTTGAACTGGTCCGCATCACCCGAGGTCGGGGCGGCGATGATGACCCGCAGGTCGTTGCCGTAGGCGCCGTCCGTCTTGGCATCGACCTGGAGCGTGTTCTGGGCTGCACCAGTGCCGCCTACGTGCGTGGCATTGTCGAACCCCATGATGGCGTCAGCCGTAGAGGACGAGTCGATGGCGATGCTGGACGAGGCGCCTGTGGTGTTCGAGGTGATGACGAGGAAGTTGGAGCCGTTCTGGGTGACAGTCACGCCGGACCCGCCGGTCAGGTCTGCCTCGAGGACAGTCTTGACCTCGGCGAAGGTCACGGCGTCAATGTCGGCAACATCGCCAGTGCCAGAGGCACCCGTCGAGAACCCGAGCGTGGCGGCAGCGGTGCCCGTGAGGGCTCCAATGCTGGCAGCCGTGCCTTGCTTGTCCGTGGCGATGACCACGGCACCTGCCGACGTCGATGCCTGCACGCCCGATGCCTCGCCATTGATGACGGCTGCGACCTCCGCGGCAGTGGCGGCACCGATGGAAACAAATTCGCCTGTGTTGAAGGTGACAGTCTGGGGGCTGCCGCCATCCACGGCGAAGATGAGGGTCTGCCCATCCGACAGGGCGAAGGTTTCCGTGTTGGAACCTGTCACGCTGGCAGCGGCAGCGTCGAAGGTAGCGGTTTGGTTGCCGCTCGCATCGACGTTTCCTACGATGGTGTCGCCCGGCGACAGGTCGTAGGTCGGAGTGTTGGTGCTGGTGATGGAGCCGGCGAAGGGTGCGCTGGCAGCCGTCAACAGGTTCAGCGTGGCGGCGAGTGAGGTCAGGGTCGCGCTGTTGGTGACGTCAGTGTAGTGGACGACCCGCTTGACGTAGACCTGCGTTCCTCCGTTGCCGAAGAACCCATCCAGGGCTTGCTTCACCTTGCCGTTGGCAGTGTACCCGCCATAGACCTTTTGGTACTCCTCGGGAGAGGAAACCAACGTGCGCCCGTGTGGCCCGCGCTCCGTCACGCCAGCGATGGCGAGGACAGCCGTGGCGACCGGCGCAATCTGCCGGACCTGCGGTTCCTCTTCCTGGATGACGATCTTGCCGC